TAAAAGAAAACTCAATCAGTTACAAACAGTTGGCAACCGCCAAAACAATTTATGGAAGCCTGAACCAGGTAAACAAACAATCAGAATCGTGCCTTATCAGTACAATAAAGATAATCCGTTCCAAGAATTATACTTTCATTATGATCTTGGCAAAAAGAATTTCTTATCACCTATCACTTACGGTAAGCCTGATCCAGTAGTTGAATTCACAGAAAAATTAAAATCTTCTGGTAATTCAGATGAATGGAAGTTAGGTAAGAAAATGGAACCTAAAATGAGAACTTATGTTCCTATCATTGTGAGAGGTAAAGAATCTGAAGGAGTTAAGTTCTGGGGATTTGGTAAAACAGTTTATACAGAACTATTAGGTTTTATCGCAGATCCTGATTACGGAGATCTTTCTGATCCAATGAATGGTAGAGATATCGTTGTTGAGTTTACGCCAAGTGAAGGTGGCTCATATCCTAAAACGGCAATTCGTGTTAAGCCAAACACAACACCGATTACCGAAGACAAAAACGTTGCTGAGAAAGTAGCTAAACATCAACCTAAACTTTCTGATATATTCAAAGAGCCATCATACGATGATCTTAAAGATGCATTAGAAAAATGGTTAAACCCAGAAGAGGATGATACTACTGATAACGCAACAAATGAAACTGAGGAAGCAGGTACAGAAGAATCAAATGATACCGCAGAAACAGTTAACAAAGTAGATGATGTATCATCAGCATTTGATGCATTATTTAACGAATAAGAAAAGGTTATAAAATGGCAAAATCAAAAAGCGAACAAGCCGACGAACTCGCGGTAGCATTAGCAGATAATCTGAACAAGAAGTTCAAAGGAAGTGGTTTCAAAGCTGCGTTCTTTCTAGATTCAGATACAGAATCGCCTAGCGAGGTACGAGGATGGGTTGGTTCCGGTTCGGATATGCTTGATCTTGCGATTTCAAATAGACCAAACGGCGGATTTCCAGTTGGACGTATAACAGAAATAACAGGGTTAGAAGCTTCAGGTAAATCTTTATTAGCGGCTCATGCATTAGCCAATACTCAGCGCAATGGTGGTATGGCAGTGTATATTGATACTGAAAATGCAGTTAGTAGAGAATTCTTAGAAGCAATTGGATTAGACCTAGAAAAAATGTTATATGTTCCATTGGATACCGTTGAGGATATATTTGAAGCAATTGAAAGTATAACAGAGTCGGTTAGAAAATCAAACAAAGATCGTTTGGTTACAATTGTAGTTGATTCTGTAATGGGTGCGTCTACTAAGATAGAAATGGCAAAGGAATTTGATAAAGATGGTTATGCAACTTCCAAAGCAATTATTTTATCAAAAGGTATGCGTAAAATTACAAATATGATTGGACGTGAGAAAATTTGTTTGATATTTACAAACCAATTACGTACAAGGTTAGGTGTGGCTTTTGGTGATCCGTATACAACCTCGGGTGGTAAAGCAATTCCGTTTCATGCATCGGTTAGGTTACGATTAAAATCTGTTGGTCAAATTAAAGCTAAGATTGACGGTGTTGATCAAGTCATTGGTATTAAAACGAGATGCCAAGTGATTAAAAACAGAATGGGGCCACCGTTAAAGTCAATTGATTATGATATCTATTTTGAATCTGGTATCGATAATTATGGCGGCTGGTTAAATGTCATGAAGGATTATAAACTTGTTAGTCAGTCAGGAGCTTGGTATACTTATACTAAATCAAATGGCGAAGAAGTAAAATTCTTATCTAAAGATTTTCAATCGAAAGTGTTAGAGGATGATGAGTTAATGAAAGAAATATATCAGTCAATCTGTGATTCATATATTTTAAAATACAATCCCGGTGAAGATTTCGGAATTGATGATATTGAAGTTGATGAAGAATTTGTAAGTGAAGAAGGATGAAGCAACGATATCTAGATTTATTACGAGAAGTTGAACGAGACCACAAACAAGGTACGGGGTCTAATAAGAATAGCCATCTATTAGTGATCGACGGTCTGAATACATTCATTAGAGTGTTTTCGGCCGTCCCGGCCTTGAATGATGATGGAATGCATATCGGCGGTGTGACTGGATTCTTAAGATCAATAGCAGCAGTTATACGACATGTTAAACCTACAAGATGTGTGATTGTATTTGACGGTAAAGGAGGATCGACAAGACGCAAATCGATTTATCCAGATTACAAAGCAAACCGAGCCAATAAAACAGCATTCAACCGTTATCAAGAATTTGCTTCATTGGAAGATGAACAGCAGAGCATGAAAAGACAGTTTGGTCGTATGATTGAATACCTTAACTGTTTGCCTGTTACTACATTGGCTATTGATAATATCGAGGCGGATGATGCAATTGCATACATCGCAAATCAAATGTTTACAAAAGATGATCAGCGTGTTACAATTGTATCAACGGATAGAGATTTTTTGCAATTGGTTAACAATCGAATAACAGTATGGAGCCCAGTTAAAAAGATATTGTATACTCCAGAAGTTATGAAACAAGAATTTGGAATGCCATCATCTAATTATTTGTTATACAGAGCATTGACAGGTGATAAGTCAGATAACATTCCTGGTATTAATGGTGTTGGGTTAAAGACATTGAAATCTAGATTTCCATTAATTACCGAAGACAAACATGTATCTATAGATGAACTTATTGAATATGCAGATTCGGTTGAAAAGAAATATAAAGTTCATGATACAATACTTGATAATAAAACTCAACTACAACTAAATTATCAGCTCATGCAATTAAAGGATGTTGATATCAGTGGTAATGCTAAAATGAAAATTCTAGACATTGTAAATTCAGATATTAACAAAATGGATGTATTGAATTTCAAAAAAATGTTTATGGCTGATAAAATGTATACGGTTATCAAAGATTTAGATGCATGGCTACAATCAGCATTCAATCCATTAAATGCTTACAGATCACTTGGTTAATTGAAATTATTTTTATATAATTAAAGTATGACAGACAGATTAAGTTCATACGGTTATAGTTTTCAAATAAAAGTTATAACTGCATTATTTACGGACAGATTATTCTTACAACAGATATCGGATATTCTATTACCGACATACTTTGAGAGTGATGCAAACAATTGGGTAGTAACAAAGATATTAGAATATAATAAAGAATACAAATCTCCACCTACATTAGAAGTAATGAAAGTGAAGATTGAAGATGTTGAACATGACGTTCTTAAACAACAGATCATAGGACATCTTAAAGATGCTTGGAAGTTTGTAGAAGCAACGGATTTAGATTTTATTAAACAACAAGCTTTAGATTTTTGTAAGAATCAAGAAATTAAAAAGGCAATACTATCATCAGTTGAATTGCTAAAACACGGCAGGTATGAGGATATCAAATCTAAAATAGATGATGCATTAAAAGCCGGCGGCGATAAAGATATTGGACATGACTACATGACTTCAATAGAAGAACGTTATACAGAAGCAGTCCGGGATACTAAAGAAACTCCATGGGAAGTGATCAATGAGTTAACTGATGGTGGTTTAGGTAAAGGAGAGTTAGGAGTATTCGTTGCACCAGCTGGTATTGGTAAATCTTGGGGATTGATAAACATTGGAGCCAATGCAATTAAGAAAGGTCAAACAGTACTTCATTATACATTGGAATTGAATGAGGCATATGTTGGTTTAAGATATGACTCGGTAGTTACTGGAATAGCAAATCAAAATCTAAAACATTATCAATCTCAAGTAAAAGAGGAATTGGAAAAACTGGATGGAGAGTTAATAATAAAATACTATCCAACCAAAACAGTATCGGTATTAGGATTGCGAGGACATATTGAAAAATGTATAATGCAAGGCAAGAAACCTGATGTTGTAATTGTAGATTATGCAGATTTGTTAAGAGGCCATGGCCAAGAGAAACGTCATGAATTAGAAGGTATTTACGAAGACCTTAGAGGGTTAGCAGGAGAATATGAAATACCAGTATGGACTGCATCTCAAGCAAATAGATCTGCATTGGAAGAAGATGTGATTGGAGCTGAGAAGATATCTGAGTCATATGGTAAAGTAATGGTTGCAGATTTTGTTATATCATTGTCAAGAAAGGTTCAAGACAAATTAGCAGGTACCGGTAGG